CGCCGCCTTTGGGGGCGGCTAAATCTGTTGAATGGTTTTCGTCGATAGGCAGCAGGGGAAGGCGGGCCATCGAATTGAGCGCGGTTTGTTTTGGGTTTGGGTTTTTCCATTCCCGACCATCGCGCCCTTTTACTATCTTGTCCGCCGGAACAAGCATGATCCGGTTGGGGACTTCATTTTCAAAATTGAGGGATAAAAATAGGCTGTCGGTAACTTCCATACCGACAGCCTATTGGATTAAACGCGCGGTTTTCCCCTAATCAGAATTATTGTTTTCTGCCAGTTCCAAAAACGGCAGGTAAGGCATAGAAGGTTTTAATTTTTCATGCTGGCCTATCTTCCAGAGACCGTAAGCAAGTGTGAAACTGATACCGTACTGTCTGGCCAGATCGTTCATGCTACACTCGTCTTTACCATAACGCTCGTAAATTTCAAGCGCGATGGTTGTACGGAAAGCCATCCGTTCCAGGGGAATGTACAACTGCATATTCCCGTAAAGCGACATGATTTTACTAAGACATTTTTCAGCGGCACTATCACCTACCGCATCCGCAAGGATACCGCGCAGATTTTCCGCAGATTTTCCGGTTTCTTTTTTTACCGGAACATAGATCATCTGCCCGCCATAGTACCGGCAAACAGCGCGGATTGCTTTCTGCGCTGTTTTCGATGATACTCCCGCCCCGGTACAAGCAAGGATCAAATCTTCCACCAGGGCGTTGTCACGTAATTTTGCCATGAAGCGCCTCCGAAGTATCTGGATCAAAACCAGCTTTTATCATCATTTCGCGTAACGCAAGGATCACTTTTTGCGCGGTGTGAACCGTGAGGAAGCGAAGCGCCTGGACACGAGCGATACGATCCACAAAGGCCAACAGCGCCGCATCGCTTTTGTTCCGGGCGCATTTGGCCCACATCCCCTTGATATATTCAAGCTGTTCTAATGTCGCCTTGCCTTTCTCCTCCGTCTTTACCCGGTTAGGCGTTTCCTCAAAACCGTTTTTTCGCATGGTTCTTAACGTCTGCTCCAGTTGCCTCACCGTCATTTTGGCGGCGGAATCCTTGCCGCAAACTCCGTCCAAAAAAGCGCGGTAAGCATCGTCCGAAAGTCCCATTTTTGCCTTTCCGATGTGGACAAGCTGGATGAGCTTCTTGCGCCTGTTTTCGGTTGTCACTGACCTCATTTTAATTCCCCCATAGAGCTGCTAGGCTGTACAGCCTAGCAGGGTGTATTGGCATTGCCGATACTTTTCTCGATTTGCCTTTTTTGGCCCTCTGTAGGCGGATATCTGACTAGGTACTGTTTCAGCGCAAAGCCCGCAAAAACCTCTACAGACCCTAACCGCTTTGCCTCGACATACGCTTCAACCTCGCGCCAGTTGTTAATCTTGAATGTATAAGATTTTGCTTCCGCTTCCGCATCCGGCTGCCCAAAGTGTTCATACAGAATCATCCGCGCAAACATTGACGGGGTAAGCCCTTTCTTTTCGGCGGCGGCTGTTAACGCATCCTTTACTTCCACCGACATTTCAAATTGCATTTTTACTCTTTCCATAATTCCCCTCCCAGAAAAAATTATAAAAAATTTGCTTATAACAGAAATTAAAAGGTAGCCCAAAACAACTCCTGCTACTCCAGCACTCCAACCAAGCCAGTAATCTTTATTCATTTGGTATTCCCCTCTTACAGTGCTTTCACCACTTCGGCGTCCACAAGATCAGCGCCGAGTTCCGCTGCCGAGTTCATAGCCATGCGGCACCAGTTATTGACGAGCAGAGGCCAGGCTACCGAGTAGACTACGCCGTTTCTGGCTTGTCGCCGCAATTTTTCGGCAAGGGCCTCGCAACCGCTATCGTCAATTACTTTTTTTCGGTCTTTACCGAGCCGTCCGAATTTAATATCCAGATATGCGGCGATTTTCGCGCCCGTTTCCAGCGGTTCCAGTTCGAGAATTTCCATGCGCCGAATCACTTCCCGCGCTTCCCAGTTTTTGCTTTCGTCAAGTTTTGATTTGAGTTCTATCTGACCGATAAGCACGATGGATAGCAGTTTTTTGAAACCGTCCTCCATTTCCCAAAAACGCTTGAGGTATTTCATGGTCTGGATGTTGAGATCGTGGGCTTCCTCTATCATCAGTACATGGCTGTATCCGCTGCGGCTTGAGTTGGTAAGAATCCGCTCCACCTGCCGGGCTTTGGCTTCCAGGGTGCGCCGGGGTGTTTCGGTGGAGCAGTCCGCGATAATGGCGTCGCAGATGGTTGAGGTGGTGAGCCGGGTTTTATCGACGCACCGGGGGGCGATGATCCGCACCTTTTCGCCTTCCGCCATCATGCGGTCTATCGCATAACGCCGAATGGTGGTCTTGCCGCTTCCGCTTTCGCCCACCAGGGCGACCATGCCACCGACCTTCGCGGCTTGCAAAAGATATTCGGCAACAAAGCGGGTGTCATCGGTGAGGTATACGTCCTCCGGTTTTACCACGTCCCCGGAAAAGGGGTCTTGAGTTATGCCAAATTTTTTGAATGTTTTTAGGGTCATCATAATTGTTGCGCTCCTTACGCAATTTTGCTTTTCCGCGCCACTGCCGGGGTTTCCTCAAATCCCTCGGCTGGGGCCGCCGAAACGCCGCCCTCAATAATCCAGTCCTTGGTATTTATGGGGGCTTCCGTTTTCGGCTTGCGGGCTTTGATTAAATCATCAACGATTCTGGTTGTTACCCCTTCGGGGTATTGTTTCTTCAGTTCGCTAATGAAACCTTCCGGCACAGAGCCACATTCCGCCTTGATACGTTTGGCCGCCTCTACCGCGCTGATGATGATCTCGTGGGTGTGTACGGATTCCGCAACCGTGATGGGCGTTCCTTCGTTCTGCTTGATAAAGGGATTGGCCGGTTGTATGAAACTGTGGGCAGGCCCCATAACGGCGGCCAGGCCCGGAGCCTCAAGAATCTTTTCGGCGGTCTCCCTTGCCGTATCCTTTGGCCGTTTGTATTCCTGGCCGTAGACCGGGCTGTTTACGTCGAACCCGGCGCTGTCGTATACAATCGGCGCAATCTCAAAACTCAATTCTTCTTTGCCGTTTTCATAGCTGACGATACACAAGGGTTCCGCCGTTACGAGTAACGGTTGCAAATTGAGTTCCATGCCAACGAGGATGCCCGGCAAATCCCGGACGCTGTACCGCAGCGACCGCCCGGCTCTGGGGTGAACAATGCTCACCGTCAAGTCTCCAGCTACCTTCCGCTTCTGTATGCCGTTGGCAAAAACCTGACGGCAGGTTTCCTCATCGGGAAGTTCGCGCAGTTTTTCTTCCGGTATGCGCCGCCAGAGAGTTGCCCGGCTTCCAACAATCACCCCGCCCCGGCGCAGCCTGGTATCAAGGCCGTTGATCAAGTTGGCGTTATAGGCCGTATAAAACCGCTCCGCCGCGTTGTTCAATTCCTCAATGCTATTCACCGGCTCGAAGCGGAGTCGGCTTTCAAACTGCGTTTCCACCAGATTGTTGGCGTTCTCTACCTGGCCTTTGGCGCGGGGGTTCCCCGGCAGGTGCGGCATGGTTTTTACTCCAAAGGCTTTTAGCGCATTAGTTGTAGCCTTGGCGATGTTCGCGGTTCCGCAGTCCCAGATCAAAAGTTCCGGCAAGCCATGAAACACGTTGACATTGCTTTCCTTTTGCCCCCATGCGTACAGCAGGAAGTCGTACATATTCGCCGCCGTCTCTCCCATCGAAGCGTAGTAACGGACGCAAATGGAGCCGGAATAATGATCGGTTAGCACATAACGCCAGCACTTATTTTTTCCTTCAAGAAAATTTTTGTTTTTGTAAAGCTCGTCATCACCGATGAGTTTTTGTTTTCCTCCTGGCGCGAAGTAAATCAGGCACACAGAGGGATCGGCAAAGTGTACTTGGTTCGGGTATTCCGTGCGCATGGTTTGATGCGGCGAGGCAACCTTGCTGTCGGCTACCGCCATGTGGTTTTGCCGGAGCAATTCCCGAAGGCGGCTGTCGCTTATCGGAATTGTATAGCCTCGCTCCTCCAGGATTGACCGGGCCACGTTCACCGGAAGTGTCGCCTTGCCATTTTTACGGATGCACTGCTTGAGCATTTCGCCCAGGGCGATCAATAGCTCCTTGTCTACGGATGAGGCTCCGGCATCTTTGCGTTTCGCTCTGCCGGACTCCCATCCGTTTTCTTTCAGAACCTTGTACGCCTTGGCGGTTGAGAACGCAAACATCCGGCACATATCGTCTACCACCACCTTGCGGCTGGCGGCGGTTTCAGCGACGTTCATCCGGTCAACATACGGCTGATACATCAGAAACTTCCTGTTTAATTTTGCCTTTAGCGATTGGGTGCAGGTTGTCGAGTATTCCGGTAAATTCCTCATATACGCCGTTGAGTAATAACATCTCTTCGTTGTATTTGTCGATCCATTCATCCAGGATTTGCACATTGACACCGGGAGTACATTGAGCCTGGTTAAGAATTTCGACCGTCTTCTGTATAGCGCCCATTGCCGCCATCAATTCAGAAAAATAATCTTTGTCCAGCTTTGCCAAATCCGCAATTGCGATCTGCTCTTTGGTAGGCGGTTGCTGATAACGTAACTGTTGATCAAGTTCGTTGATCTTCGCTTCTTTCTGGGCAATAGTTTTTTCCTGAATATCGCGGTCATTTTTCCGGGCTTCTTTTTCCTTTTTGACCTTTTCTCGTTCTTTGCGGAGGGATTCACGAAGTTCCCGGACGCTCATGCGGTCGATGTCGTCAATGTTCATTCCCGCAATGTCGCCGCCAGCCTCAAGTTTTTGCACGTCATCATCGTCCAATACGGATAGGGCGATCATCTTGGTAGTACCCAAATGCGAAATTGATTTCGTATTTGAAAACTTTATAGCCGCCGCCATCGCGTACTGAACCGACCGGGGAGTCATGTTGACGTTCTCAATTGTTTTTAGAAAGCGGCCATGATCCTCGTGCGCTTTTATACGGATAAACCGTTTCCCCATTTCAAGAAGGGACTCCCCGGCTTGGGCCTGATAAAAGCGGATTTCGTTTTCAATTCGCTCTATCTCATAGGGCAGCCCATCAGAGTAGAGTTCCTCCGCCGCCTGTATGTCCTTTGACATTTTTTCAACAGCAACGATTTCAGTACTGTTGTTTTTACGTGATCGGACTTTTCGGCCACGCTTTGATTCTGCTTCTTTGAATGCTTTAAGGATTTTGGGGTTCAGTTTTTTAGCTCCCTTTCTCTGATTAACAAATTCATCTGCTACCATTGTTATTCTCTCCTTTATTGCATTGATGAAGCGTAACGCGCCTCGTCTTCCGTTAGCCGCAACTTGGCAGATTGGAAGCATTTGATAATTGATCCCGCGAAGCCGCCAAACTTCGGGGTCATCCGCCATTTGCCGCTTGCCTTCGATTTTTCGATCCAGCCGTGACTTTCCAGGATTTTCAAATCACGGCAGATATTTGCCTCAATGGTTTTAAGTTCAAAGGCGATGGCCTTGTTGCTCATACCTTCGACCGATTTTTCAACCAGCATTTCCACGATGAGCAGGATGCGTTCCTGGCTGTTATATTTTGATTTTTCCATCTTCGATTACCCCATACTCAAGAATGAATTCCCGAATACGCAAGCCAAGCCTGA